AGGACCTCAAAGAGGTTTCATGAGTAAATTGCAAGGTGCTATGGATGCCATGACAGGCGGAAGAACAGACTTTGATGGTTTGGGTAGTGGAACACAAGCACCCCCTGCTGCTAAGACGCCTAGCGAAGCTTCAGCAAATACTGGCGGCGGCGGCGGCGGCGGCGGTGGTGGCGGTATGGGTAAGGGAAAAGATTTCTGGACCCTGGCTGCTGTTGCTGGTACTGAAGATAATGATGCTCAAGGTTGGGCAGATGTTGCTCAATCTGTCTATAATAGAAAAGCATCAGGAGTCAATTTCAATCAAATCAACGGAAGTATTTCGGGATATCTTCTCGGAAGAATGCAATATGAACCTACCTGGAAATATCCTAGAGCAGGTGCTACTGGAAAACCAAATGCAGAATGGCACGCAATTAAAGATGCTGATTCTGCTGCTAGAGCAATGGGAAAACCAGTCTCTTATGTAAAAAGAGTTGCTAAGGCATTGCAGAATAAAGCATTGCAAAAGAAAGCAGCATCGTTTGTTGGCGGTAGAACTGACTTCATGGGTGGTAATGAAGTCCCTCGCTTTGATAAAGGTGATGTAAGAAGAAAGGCTAATATGCCGAATAACTTCTTTGGTTGGTTTGTTGGTGGTGGAGGACAACAAAGAGCTAAAAGTAAATCTGCTGCTGGCATTCCTGGTTTTACTGGATCTCAATCTGGACAAATATCTGAAACTGGTACTGGAACAACTGCAAGTGGTCATGATACTAGAGACGCTGCAAATACTGGAGGGGCAGCAAAAAGAAACTTGTTCGATGATTTAACAGGTAGGGGCGCAAATCCTTTCAATAGACAGTCTGAATCCTATGCTCCATATAGTGGTGTATATGGCACCAGTGGAGAAACTTATAAAGATGCTTCTGCTTTACAAAAAGCAACTCAAGAGCGAAACGCTGCAAAACAAACTGTATTAAATAGTTCTAGGCAACTGGCATCTTCTATAATGGGTGCTGCTACTGGTCAAAATCAAGTTGTAATGCAGCAAGTTCAGCAAGCAATGACGGCAACTCAATCTAGTATTCAAAAGGCACAATCAACAAATTCTTCCCCTGCTCTTGTAGGTGGAGGTGGTGGTGGTGCAATTCTTAAAACAACTGCAGCAGTATTAAATTCTTTTAACAACCCACTTAAGGGCATTCTCTAATGGCATTACCAAGGTCTGAATCAGGATCAGTACAATATAAATTAGTTATCAACAGAAATGGTGAAGATCTCACCAATGCTGATGGTGGTAAAGACCTGAATGAATTTGTTACTGCCATAGAGATATTTGAAAGTATCACATCTGCAACTCTAGAAGCAAGAGTAGTTATTAATGACTCTGCAGGATTGATTGGTTCCTTGACAGGTTCTGAAATTTTTAAGTTGCAGATTCAAGGATCTATTTCAAATTTCACATATTATCTTCGTTCATATAATATTGAATCACGTTCCAGAGTGAGTCAAAGTACAGATGTCTATATTGTGAGTATGGCATCTGAGGAGTATATTAAAAATGAAATCACTAATGTATTTGGTAATACAACGGTGCTTTTTAACAATGACACTAAAGCAGAAAATGTTCTAAAGTTATTACTAAGAAGTGATAGATTTTTAGGTACAAACAAGAGAATTTTTATTGAAGATACTTTGAATGCACACGATTATATAATTCCTAACTGGAGACCATTTGATTGCATTTATTGGATGTGTAATCGTTCTATTCGTGCAGGTAATTCAGCAAAGTCATTGCAAAGTGGATATGTATTCTTTGAGAATGCATTTGGATTTCATTATAAGTCCATTGACAAAATGATTGACGATGTAAACTCTCAATCACCATCAAAGAAAACAAACTACAATTCTGCAGAACCGAGATTATATCGCTACGAATATATCCCTAAGAGAACTAGTTCTAATCAATCTGCCGACCAATTCAAAATTGATACTGTTGTTTTTCCTGAAGAAAGAAACTTCTTGATGGGATTGCGACATGGTGCATGGTCAGGATTTAGTATTGGATTAGATCCTGTTACAGTATCTACTTCTAAAATGGGTGCAAGTACAGATTTATCAGGAGATGCGTACAGATATTCTATTTTTGAAATGTGGTCAAAGATGTCTCACCTCAAAGGAGGTCAGAATGCGAATCCTCTTGAAGCAATGGATAAAGGTATTCAAGAAATGATAAAATATCCAAAAAGAGTGCGTTATAGTATCATGCCCAATCAGATATTTGACCAAAAAGATACTGATGCTAAAGGTGCTACCTATGAGCAATTAGTTGAACTTCAAGCATATCAATGGATGAGGATTGAAGCATTAAAAACATTGAAACTTCAAATTAGTATTCCTGGCAATCTAGACTTGTATGCAGGTCATGGTATTGAAATCACATTGCCAAGCACTGCCAAATCTGGAAATAAAACAAAGATTGATAAAAAATACAGTGGACGGTATATAATAGCTGGGTTGACGCATAAAATTCTGGGAAATAACATGACAACAGAACTTATGCTATTAAAGGATTCTATTCGTCAATAAATAAAATTATGAAGATTAATAACCAATTATGGAAAGCATCGAAAAGCACATCAAAGTTGACAAGGAAATTCTTGACAACCCACTAACATCACCCAACCAACGTCGTCACATCGAAGGTGAATTGCATGAGTTGGAAGATTATGTAGAGCATCATAAGGAAGAGATTGAAGCAGGTGATCATCATGACCCTTCCCCACTAGAATTATTTTGCGATTCCAATCCATCTGAACCTGAGTGTAAAGTCTATGAAGATTGATGACTTTATTCTAGGTCATTGGTCTAATAGGCATCAAGCACAAAGTCAACCCACTAAGTATTCTACAGTCGAGATACTTTGGGAAAAAATGGATGATGGATATCACTCCAAAAATTATTATAGATCTGATGGTCCAGAGAACCCGTATAGGGAAAGATATCATAAAGCGATTATAATTTCAGAGACTGAAGTTCACTTTCAAAACTATGATTTGAACTGGACAAGAGCAGGAAACTGTGATATGATATTCACATACGACGGCAATGCATGGCACGGTCAACTTGGCGGTAGTGAATGTACTGGTGTTCGGGGTTATAGAGTTGTAGCAGAAATTCATTTGTATGGAGATAAACTCCATAGTATGGACCAAGGTTACAATTCTGAGGGAGAGATGATGTGGGGTAGTGAATTACTCTACAAATTTACCCGAATGGGCGAATAACTCAGCGGTAGAGTGTCTCCTTTACACGGAGGTTGTCGGGGGTTCGATCCCCTCTTCGCCCATAAATAAAAATGTTATAGATTATTGAATCGATGCAAACCATTGACGGTATCATTAATGAACCTACAGTAAATTTCGTCGGTAAGGATGGATTTTTCTGGTGGGTTGGTGAAGTAGAAGATAATGAAGATCCTATGGAGTTGGGTCGAGTAAAAGTTCGTGTTCTTGGATATTATACAAACGTTCGTGGTGGAACTACGAATTCTTTGCCCACCGAGAATCTTCCATGGGCAACTGTACTTCAGCACACATCTCAAGCAGGTAATGACGGTCAGGGTGAATCATCTGGTCAGTTGCAACCTGGTGCTATTGTCATGGGTTTCTTTATGGACGGTGAGTCCGCACAGATGCCTATTGTTATTGGGGTAATGCGTGTTAATAAATCTTCTGTTACCAGAGATAAAAAACAATTTGCATTTACTGGTGAGAACATGGAACCTGGTGTTTCTCCTAATCCTGCAGCACTTCCTCCTGGTGAAACTAATACTGTTGCTAGAAATCCTGACGGAACTCCTACATTTATACGTCCTGCTCCACAAAATAATAGTGTATCTGTTCCTGGGCAGAAGACTACAGAACCTGGAGGAATTGGGTCACCTTCAAATATAGGAACTATGCCAGGAGTTGCTGGTAGTAGTGGTAATCCTCAGAAACCTAGAAATCCAGAAAAACCAATTCCTGCTGCAAATGGTGTTGGTGGTCCATGGAAAACATTAGAATATAAGTTGTCGTATTTGATTGAAGATATCGCAGATACTGCTGGCAATCTTGTTAAAGCAGAGAATGGAGATTTTATCGATATCATTACTGGTAAATTAATTACTGCACAATCTCTTACTGCTAAACTACAAAACTTTTTAAGTTCTGTATTTGCACAGGTTGTTGCTGCAATCCGACAGCAGTTATCCAATCTTGCAGATCAATTGTCTGTAGTAACTCTTTTGGGCGGTGCTACTGGAGCACCATATATTATTTTTACTACAATTCAGTCTGCAATTACACAAATCCTTAGTTCTCTTTGTAATGTTGATTCTCAACTGATTGGGTATATTAGTGATCCTATCGGTTCTTTGTTGGATATTCTTAATGGATTTTTAGATTCTGCCATTGATAAAGCACAGATGGTGCTTCAAGGTGTTCAAGCAGTTATTGACAGTGTTGTTTGCCAAGTTCAAAACATCATCGACACAATGTTGAATATTGTTGATACTGTTGCCACTATTGTT